GTTTTCTGTTTATCAATGAGTTCTTCTAACACATTGAAATATTTCATCTTGCTATCTTTATCAAGAAGAACAAAATTCATAGCAGATCTGAAACAGAACTGCTGCAGTTCCATCATCTGTTGGATGTCACCACGTACTAATTCAGATTGAAAGAAGCTCATACCAACATTAACTTTGCACGACTTGTTTTTTTCATGAAGTTGAGTTGTTGTGCCTCGTGACGGAGTTTTTCCTTCAGAGGTTTGCTAACCAACTTGTTCACACTATCTAGTTCAATTTCGTTTAGCTCACAGTAGTGGATAACCGAATCAATATAATTCATATCGGGATTGTGTAAAGCAATCTTCTCCACCTCCTGCGAGAATCTCGCAGCAGTCATAAATTTATCCTCTAATAATTGTTTTTTCTCCATACCGTTCCTGATATTCCGCGATGTACTCAACCAATTTCATAAAAAATTCTTTCTTAGGTGGAAGCTCCTTAACTTGAGTCTCTCCGTTTTCACAAGCAACAATAGTTACGAGTTGTTTGACACTCAACCCGTAATTTTCTTGTAACATACATGCATATGCAGTTTCTTGAACGAAGTAATCGTAGAGGTATGCTTCACGCTTTGGTTGTTCTGCTGTCTTAAAGTCAATGATAGACAACACACCGTCAAACTCAGCGATACAATCTACGCGCCCTGCAATCTCCAAATGTTTAGAGTAGAGCGCCGCTTCTTGCAAGTAAATATTATTTATACGGTCCAAAGTAGGGCGACTATGATGGAACATTAGTACAGGAAGTGGGTGCGATTTATACTTCTTTAGGTCTAGATTATTATTGAGGTAGTCCTCAGCAATAGAGTGATACTTGTTTCCTCTACCAGTAGCACGAGTGGACTTAGCATTCGCTGCCTTCTCGCCAACACGGGCTCGCCACTTGGCAATACCCGCCATCTTCTTAGCATTGTTGCCAATCACAGTGGTGACAGATGGAAACTTATGTCCTGTTGGTGTAAGATAAACACGTTTGCCTTCCACCATTTCAGCAGACATTTCAATAGGATCTAGTCCCACATGATTAAACAACTTCATAGACCCAAATTAATTTTGTTGATAAGGTAAGATTTGACCAAACCAGATCTCACGATGTCATCGATACCAAACTCTACGAGTTGAAACTCTGGCATATTTTGAAGAATACGTTGGAAGTCAATGATACCTGTACGTTCGCTGATCTTCTGCAAGTCAGTCTGTGCAGCATCACCACAGAAAACAATTTTACTGTCTTGTCCAACACGAGTGATGATACTATCCAGTTCGTGGAAGTTTAAGTTCTGGCACTCATCAATAATAACGATTGCATTGTCGAGTGTAGTACCACGGATGAAACTAGTAGACCAGAACGAAATAGTTTCTTGCTGCTTTAGATTATCATACAACATTTCGTATGAGTTATCGTCTGGCATCTCAAACATAGATTGTACCATGTTCTTGTAAGGAATCTGATAGAGAGAAGATTTGTCTTCATGATCTCCAGGAAGGAAACCAATCTCCCTAGTAGCGACAAGAGAGCGGACAATATAGATCTTTTCAAAAGGTGTATACTCATTGAGTACATCCTTAAGTGCCTTATACAGTGCCACAAAGGTCTTTCCTGTGCCTGCTACACCATAAGCATAGATCATCTTACCTTCGTCCCAGGCATCAAACAGCACCTTCTGATTGTCAGTCAGAGGTTCAACAGGAAGCATGTAATCTTCGCCAATGGGTTTACGACGCTTACGTTGCTTCGCATTCATACCTTGTCCAGGTGCTTTAGTAGTCTTCTTTCTTGCAGGCATAATTCAACTGTATTTTTCAGTAATTGTTCTGTTGTTCTTGACTTTCGCTTGAGGAACAATCTTGTTCTTCATAATGTCAGTCCATCCAGGATGAGTTTTGCTCATCTTGTCTCTCCATTCTCCCACTTCACCAGAGGCAGGACAAGTAGAGGGATCACTCCAATCTCTATCCCAATCAGGATTGTCTATCTTCCACTGGTCCCAATCATGAACGCTAATTCTAACGTCCTTTTGTTCACCAGTAGTCTTATTAATTACAGGATATGTTGCCATTAGTTCCACTCCAATGCTTCTGCACAAATAGGGAATTGTTCAACGAACACACGCCTAGCATCAAATGCAATATCCATGTGTTCTTTCTGCGTTCCATTAGCAGAGCGCAGAGTTATATAGTGAATCCATGAGCGAACTGATCCCGTCATGTAAATTCTGGTGGGCACGGCGAGAGGAAGCACAAAACGCGAACACTCCTTTGCAATTCCCATCTCAAGCATGTGCTTGTAAATATCCATAGCACTCTGGAAGTGTCGCTTAATTGAGATCTCAAGTTCCTGTGCCAAGAAAGGGTCAACATCATCAATAGAATTTTGACGGTTCTTTGTATCTTGACGGCGAAGATCAATCATAGGGATCTCCTCTGACAACATAGAACTATCAGCATACCGTTGCGAGAACTCTTGATATGTAAACGAACGATGCCTCAAAATTTGAGCTGCGATTCCTCTGGTAGTTTCAATCTCCAAGGTCATGTGTGCCTGCTCAAAGACAGACCAGTGGTTATGTTTGATGCAATACTTTAGCAGACCAGCGACCTTAGGGTTCTCTTGGTTGTTCGGGTTGCTCACCCTCGCTACGTACCCCATCATCTTCTCCGCTTCGGGAGTTACTGTTACGAGTTTCACTGAATTCATTACTAAATCCTTTCTCCTGTTTGCGACGTATTTGTTTGAGTTTCAATGATATTTTAGCACGTCTGAGTGCCACTTGCATGTACAGCAGTTCTTCTTCTGTGTACAAATTAGGATTTTTCTTTCCTTCTTTGATTGCTTTTTTTGCTAATCTAATTTGATCTTTTAGTCGGGTCATAGTACGCTTTATAATAGGCAACAATGCCATCTGTTCTTACGTTTCCTTGAGACACCCAGTCGTGTACGCATTCATAGATGCTTTGGTTACTATAGCGTGGTGATCCATCAGAACAAATTTCACGACCAAACTTCTGCAATAGAATGTTTAATCCTCGTGTTCTTACGTCCATACGTTCATCACTATAGCGCCAGTCAGTCTGCATATCCGTCATCGTCATCCTCTGAGGTTAATACTCTAGCTTTTGTCTTGTTTACATGTTCGTCCCAAGGATGAACATAAAGTTCTATGTTAGAATAAACTTCACTCTCTAACGCATCTGTTAAAGACTTAAGGTTTCTGACGATGAGTTTTAGTCGTTCTCTATCCATATATTTATGGTAAGGTGTACTTATTATAACATAAAAAAAGAGGGGTCGCAACCCCTCTCAAAATTCTATTTTAAAATGTAGTTACAGACCCGCTTACACGATCGTTCGTTTAATGAGTCGCACTCTATTAAACACTCGTAATAATCATTGATTTTTTGATTTTCTACCTCCGATGCGTTTAATGTAGTTTCAAAAGTTCGCCATTGATTTAGTTGCGAACGGGATAATAAGTTATGCATTGTTGCCTCCATGCAATGAACCATAATCTAAAGGAGGGTAGGATTCATTTTTCCACCTCACATAATTCTACCACTATCTAGGCTAATTGTCAGCAAATTCTGACGAAATCAGTATGACTAACAACAACTCTTATTTTCTGTACAAGTTGCTACACATAGATTGTAAAGATAAAAAAAAGAGGGTCGAAACCCTCTCGAAAAAAGTAAGTTGGTCACTTAATGTAGGATTTACCACGATAGCAGAATGTACCATGGGTCTCCTTTGATTCTACACAACGTGTATTATACACAACACCACGATATGTAGTGTGAGAAATTTGTGCGTCGTGAAGAGCAGATGCTTTGTTGATCTGCTTTCTGATCATGTTTAGTGTGTTCATTGTCAGTCTCCTGAAGTTAGGGTTTTTAATCCCCGTTCCTTCAGTCGTGTGCGTCCCAATACCACTGGCATTCTGGTGCTGAGTCCTTAAGGGTCT